TCAGTAGTCATAGCCGCAGCAGCTAACGTATCTGTACCGCTATCCTGAGTGATAATTACAGCTTTGTCTGCAAAGGAGGTAGCGTTAGTTCCACCCTTTGAAACTGGGACAGTAGGAAGATTGTTTACGTGTATCGTACCCGCGCCATCTACTGTAAGATCAACTTTATTTGTATTAGCAGTTATAGAAGAGTTTATAGAGTCGGCTAATTTGTCGGCAGTCACAGCGTCATCCGCTATTTTATCAGTGGTTATAGAGCCATTATCAACACTAGCTGTACTAGGCGAAGCCCAAGTTAAACCTCCGTTATTCCCAGACTGAGCAGTAAGTACATAGCCATCAGTGGGGGCATTAGAAACCTTTAGGTTCGCCTCGTCTACTACATCATCTGTTATAATTTGATCTCCGTCTGCCGTAGAAGTAACCTCTCCCGTGTGATTAGGATGAACATAAGAGATTCCTACACCAGAAATCGTTATATTATTCTGAGCCTGCGATACAGTAACAATCTTAGTGCTTCCTCCAGTCGATATCGTAATATTAGTTGCCATTATACACTTACGTCTTCGTTGATTTTAAACGTTCCGTAAATTAAAGTAGTGACCTTGCTTGATTCTGAGGTGTCTGTCATCTCGATATCGTAAACATATAAACCAGCAGGTCTAGTTGCCATTATAGCTGACGTAACAGCAAACCTTACAACACCATCTGTAATCAAATCAGTTCCGCTATCGGCATGAGGTAAATTGACGCCATTAGAGTCTTTAACTGTTATTTCTTTAGTGCCAGCGCTAAGATCACCGCCGTCCGTTTTGGGATCTAAAGTACTAAGTATAATATTAGCGTTAGTGTCTCCCGCTGTAGTCCCATAAGCAGTATTGGAGTCATCAGACGCTCTAACCTCCATTTTAAAGGAATCGTTCTCGCTTACTATCGAAACTGGAGTAGCGGCATCGTCCTTTAAGGTTAAAGACATCTCAAAGGTGTCTCCCTTACGGCAAACGATATCTACCCTCTGGGACGTATCTAGCTTTATTTGTTGCGCCATATTATCCTAATATTTCTGATGTTATATCTCCAGATTCTTCTGGCAGCTCACCCCTCTCTCCTTTTCTCTGAGAAATAAGTTTACTCTGCTCAGCCGATTGCTTTTTAACCCTGTCGTCTTTTCTGTCCTCCTTCAAAACTTCTAGCTTTTGCTTAAAGTTTTCGTCATCTTCTTTAAACCCTAAAGTAGCCTGAGCCTTGATCATCTCAATTTCCTTCCTGAACTCGTGCTTTACACTTTCAAGTTGTGCCTCAAGCTGCCCTTTAAGTTGCATCTCTTGAGATTTTAACTGGGCTTCCATTTGCATCTCTTGTTGCCTGGCCTGAGAAGTAGCCTGAGCAGAAGCTTGTTGAATCTGAGCCTGCTGCTGAGAGTTCTGCATAGCTATCTGCTGATTTATCGCAATACGCTTTTTCCTTCGGACAATTAACAGTCTTTCCGCTTGGTTAATATCCTTTAACTGACGAACAGCAATAGCGTCCTCTAAATCTATTTCTTTCTGAGACAAAGCTATTTGGATGTTCTGCTCTAGATATTGACGCTCCCCCTCTTCCATCTCTTTAACTACACGAACCCCAAAGTTGTACATAGCTAAATTCCTGAAAGAGCTAAGCACTTTCATGTTTTCTTCTCCTATAGCATTTTCGTATATACGATAAAGAACGGAATCTGGATGTATTATCTGAAGACATTTGACTATATCACTACAAACTTTTTTGTAAAGAACCATAGACGAATTAGTGATGTCATATATGGCATTATTAGCAGCCGCCAAAGCTTGCTGCCTAACCCCTACTAGCGCGTCTCCTTTTGGAGAAGAAGCATCCATAACTTCGTTAATACCTGTCGCATCGCGAATCATTCTCAAATAGTGATTATATAAACCAATCAGCTCGTTAATGTTTCGGATACTATTACCTATTTCACGTATAGGGGGGTTTTGAAAACCGCCCTCTGGGTTCTTACTCCTATAATAAAAAACGCCAGTTTGCTCGTATATATCGTGAAGCTCAAGAGGTTGAAGCTCCCCGCCCTTGCCTAACTGCACATTTTCTAAACCTTCAATATCAATAATTATCCCGTCTGGCTTTGCTTTTGCAACTGCCTGCTGAATCTTTAAGTGCGTAAGCTGCAACTGATCGGCAAACCCTATGCAACTATCAACCATAGACTTAGGCATCATCTCCATCAAGTTCGTAGAGCAAACAGAGAAGGATAGGTTAGTCCTAGATATATCGTGAATATTCTTAGGTATGTTATTTTTCTTTCCGTAATCAAAAACAAAATCAGTACCTATAATATAACTACCCCCGTAAACAGAAGCAGATTCAAGTTTAGAAACCTCCCTGTTAAATACAGACTCTGATTGTTTTTTGTAAGAGCCCCCTTTAGAGTAAAACCCTACATTTCCGTATCTGCTTTCTTTGCTTTCAAAATACTCACAATCAACAGACATAAATTCAAAGTCTAAAATACCAATCTTTTGATCAGTAGAGCCTTTCGATGCGTGATTAGCAGTAGCCCCGTGAGCGGTTTGCGTGGTTAGGTTATTGTTACTTCCGTATCTTTTTTGAGCGGAAGCAGACACAGACTTAAACTGTTCTTCTGTCAGCTGATCACCCGCGAGCCTTTTAAGCTCCTGGAGGGTAACGTATTTAACACAACCAGCATAGGTTAAATCACCGAAACTTGGATCTTCGGTGTAACTATGTATAAAGTTAGCTGGATCTACATAATCAGCCTTGATGCCATACTCTGGATCATTAGTTCTTTGAACAACAGACATGCCGACAACAGCGAGGTCGTTGACACAACGCCTAAAAGTAGAATCATTAAAATCATTCCAGTCAAGAGTTAGGTTTGTAGCTATTTGAGCAGCTATCTCAGAGGAAGATTTAATGTTGTTTCCTATAAAAATCTCGGCTTCTTCTAAAGTCTCTGGTATCTCCTTTGACTTCATTCCAATGCTAACGCCAGTTTTATCTTCAATTTTAGCTAACTCTTTCTTAGCCTCAATCATCATCTCAATCTTTCTTTTCTCTTTGTCTTTATCTGAAGAAGATAAAGGGTCAATAGCCTCTAAATTAGGGTAAGGAGATAAAGAAAGAATCTTGTTTACTACTATTCGAACAAACTTAGGAAGAATGGGAACAGGGGTAAAATCTATATTGACCATACTCCCATCACCATTACTTGGGTCTAAAGATGTAAGTAAGGATTTATATATACTGGTGTCTTGAGTACCGTTAGCGTATCTTCTGTTTCTTTCGAATACTTTTCTTCTCTTAGTGTAGTTAGATCCGTTTTCGTCAATTCTGCCCCATTGGTGATATATAGACCTGGCATATTTGAGGCCATAGTCTTTGCTTTCTTTTTCTTCAGAAAGAGCTAGCGGATCTGGAAAACTAGAAGAATTCTTGTCGTTACTGTACATCTGCAATAAATAGAGTTTTTATAACTCCGATGCAAATATAGTAAAACTAGAAGTGCCAGGCTTTTGCTTTGTGAGTCCTAAAAAACTGTTTTTCAGAAAAGTTAGATTCTACTTTCTCTTTCTTCACTTTTTGAGCGCCGAGAAGAGCTAGTCCAGAACTTATAGTCAAGTCAAATTTAGTTCTTTTGTCTATTTTATACCCAATCCAATCTTCAAGAGTTTTGTTGAAGTACATATTACCGAATTGTTCTGTCTCTGCTTTTATACCTACATGGTCGTGTATGTAAGCTTCAATCGACTGAGCGTGTGACTGTATAACATCCTGAGAGTTAGACGGAATACCCTTGGTCCTCACGTTTGCGGAAGAATTACTAGTTTTAAGGTGGTCGGGCCTATCCATCAAGTAGCCGTCATAACCTCTTGACTCAAAGTACCTTACGATGCCGTACTTATTGTTCTCTACAAGCAAGGGATAGCCGTAAAAAAAAGCGCACATAAGCACGTCTTCATAAAAGATACTTGCAAGGTCTGGACGAGAAGCATATTCGACTACAAACATATTACAGGGAGCATCCATGCTAAACTTATTGTACATATGTAAAGCCCCTTTAGAGCCCCTTCCATCTACCGTAGAGTCAAGATCATAAGAGTCAACCCCTCCAACGCCTATATGCGAATTAGGAGCTATCTTTTTGCCTCTTTCTTCGCACTTCTTATTTCTTAAATGATCGGGGGGCATCCAAGACACCCTAAATCTCCCGTTGGGATCTGGAGAAAAAACAACTTCCTCGTCCTTAGATCTCCACACGAAATTGCCTTTAACTACAGGGTTAGGATACAAAGACTCATTGTGATCTATCTGCTGATAAATCTTGCCTATGTTAAATAAACTGCCCTCAATGCTGTCCCTGAACGCTTCGTCTTCAGTAAAGGGGAATTGCCTAATTATCTCGTTAAGCTCAGAAGGATCATCTTTGAAGGACTGACGTTCGTTTTTTAAGTATTTGCGGCTGCCTATATCTATAACGTCTCCATCTATGCCATGTATTTGTACGCTCTGGTCGGGATCGTCTACGACTGCGTTTCCATACATATCAAAAAATCCCTCTAACGCATTATAAGCAGGAATAAATATCCTATATAGCCCAGACCTAGTTCTACCATTTTGATTTCTTTCGTTCGGATCGGAGTCTTTCCAAAGATCCCTATACTCTTCCCCGCCTTTATTCATGGGGTTTACAGTACTTCCGACCATTGCCTTACCTATAACTTTCTTACCTACAATCAAACAGGTTCTTTCGATCCTCCATGCTTCTCTGATATCAGTGGGTTTCTCCCACTTGCCAGCTTCGTCCAGGTAAAGCATATGTAGTTTTTCACCGTCATAAGCGTTATTTGTAGTGTTCTTCCAGTTTATAACTGAGTTCAGGGCATCCCCTCGGTGAGAAGTTTTATTGTTCTTCGTGATACGCTTAGAAGGCTCACGGAATGCTAATTCCATCCTGGGGTTTGTAGTACCGTCTTGGATAGGTTTAAAAAAGAATGGGTAGCTACGGAATATAGCCACCACCTTTTTCATAAAAATATTTTCCTGAGAGTCTTTACCAGTCTTTGACTGTATGCCCAGAAGCTTTTCTTTAACCTGACTAGCTTCGTCCACAAGTACAGAACTGCATATATTAGTGTAGCCAGAACGACGACACTTAGTATAAAGCTGGCCGAAACAACGAGGATCAGCCTCGCAAGCAGCCATATGGGTAAAGATTTCTTTCTGGAAAGCAAGGTATGATGGGTATCCGATATCAATTTTAGACCATTGTAAAAACATATAGTGCCGCCCTGTAATGTACGTAGGTTCCCCATTATTGTAAAACCAAACACCGTCACGCCTACGCTGAAACTCCTGTTCGATGTAAGAACGAAACTTTTTTCGAAACTCGGATGGTTTTTCGAGCCACTCATCCATACTTCGAATCCTTTGCAATTCTTCTGGCATAGATATCCGTTTCCACATTTGCAGCTGCTTTGGCTGGTCATGGAAGAGAATCTTCGATCTGGTCGGTTTCTTTGGAAGCACCACGAATAACCCATGGAGTTCGACAACCTCTCCTTCTGTACCGTTAGGGTCGATTTTAATACCTTTAGTATCATAACCTTCTATGTCGGTTAAAATATCCATTAATAACTTTGGCCGTGAGAATTCATCCTACTTAACGAAGGGACTCCTTTTTTAGGATTTGTAAGTTTCATCTGAGAACCGCATTCGCACTGACCTTCTACGTAATAGGTTTCTCCATCTTTAACGCGCATAGTCAGGCTCTTTTCGAACCTTTCTTTTCCGCAGTCTGGGCAATATAAGTCTGGCATAGTTGTTAATTTAATT